CATTAGCATTTTCAACATCTAGATTTTTAAATATACGACACGATAGCAATATAAATAGTGAAACATACATAAAATCCTGGACCAATGTGTGAACTAAATCTGTATTATGATAATTGTGCAAGTTTGAATGACTTCCAGATATAGCGGCATTACTGATAACATCAAAATACTGTGTTTTTTCAAACTGTGAGAGAACATTATCTTCTTCAAAAACTTCTTCTGTAAGACGTTGTCTCAAGCTATAAACAAAGGCCCTTACTGCAAGAGCGTTTTTAACAGAGAACAAATCATTTCCAAAATTTCTAAGGTTAAATGCATTTGTATTTAAAATTATTGATACAAAGCATACAACTCGTATCATCGTTTTGAAGATATTGATAATTTTATTGTATAACCAAATTGCAATGCGTCTAATACTGTTTTACAAGATTAGTTAATAGATATTTTGTTTCAATTTTAGCTAAATATTTATTGTATAGTTGTAAATTGTATAAGTTGTTGGATGGATTTAAAAAAAATATCCAATAAATATAATACAATGTCTTTTACAAGAATTCACGATGATCCATGCAGAATTATTAAACAAAACCAGATAATGACTGGACCTGGACGCTTTATATTAAATGTTCCTGGAAATGGAGATAAGCCATGTTATATGCAAGACCCGTCAATCATTGTTCAAAAATGGGGAGGTAATTTGTGGACAAATTCTATAACCTTGGAGAGCTCATTATTTGGAATAGATCGCAGGCTAAGCCGTGATTGTTTAGGAAAAGATGAATATGCAAATAGAAATGTGGACACAAGACCAATTCAGTATCCTGTTTGTAATTCACTTACAACTGAACAGTCTCGCGCAATTATGCCCGCATGGACAGTAAGAGATTTGGAGCAATCCAATTGGTGTACATTACCATTAGATCCACAGGCAAATGTTTGCATGCCTTTTCAAAATAATTTAAGCACCCGTATTTTAGAAAAAGATAATTTTGTAAGAGAAGGTAGCGATTGCCGGAATGCAATTGCGAATGGTCCTCTTCTTCCCTACCCCGTTAATCCAGAACGCGGAAGCTATGTTGGTGGTCCAAATACATGCAGTCAATCAAATTCATGTGAAAATGTTGTTCCGTCTTCAAGAAGTGTGTAATTTAAAAATAAAAATTCAAAAGAAAACATACAAAACATATAAACCAAAATATAAAAACAAAATGTAAAGTATTCTATATAAAAATAAAATACTTTATATAATATAAGTAATGGAATTAGCGATACCTTTAATAGCCTTGGGTGGGATGTATGTAGCATCCAACCAAAATTCAAAACAATGTAAAAATAAACCTGTCCAAAAGACAATAAAAAATGGTAATTTAACAGAAGGATTTTCAAATTTACGTCAAAACCAAAACTATCTTCCTAACACAAATATTCCTCCAGAGAATTATCCAATCATGAATGATAAAGAATTAATAGATACTGTACAAGAGTTTGTAAACCCTAATTCAGCAACTGACAAATATTTTGATCAAAATTTTTATGAATCTCAATCAAATGCCGGTGTAAAGGTTGGAAACACTCCTCAACAGATGTATTCTTTATCTGGAAATTATTTGGATTCCCAGGAATTTAAGCATAATAACATGGTACCATTTTATGGAGCTAAAATTCGCGGCCAAATTTACAATAATAACATTGCTCAAAGTGTTTTGGATAATATGGTTGGTACTGGATCACAAGTTATTAAAAAAATTGAACAGGCGCCTTTATTTAAGCCACAAGACAATGTACAATGGGCTTACGGAACTCCCAATATGAGTGATTTCTATCAATCGCGAGTGAATCCTGGCATGGCAAACAACAATGTGAAACCTTTTGAATCTGAGTATGTTGGTCCTGGATTAGACCAAGGGTATGGCTCCAAAGGCAGCGCTGGTTACAATTCTGGTATGGAGGCGCGCGACAAGTGGTTGCCCAAGACTGTGGATGAGTTGCGCGTAGCTACAAACCCAAAGCAAGAATTCTCTTTAATTAACCACGAGGGTCCAGCAGAATCAAATGTTAAGAATCTTGGTATTTTAGGGCGAGTTGAAAAGTATACCCCCGATACCTTCTTCCTTAACACCCAGGATCGTTGGTTAACCACGACTGGTTTGGAAAAGGGTAATCGTCTTGTAGCAGAGGAGATTGTTAAAACAAGTCACAGAAATGATGTTACTCAACATTATCATGGTGTTGCTTCATCTGCTCAAAAAACAGCAAGCTACATTCCTGGAAAAATGCAAGAACCCAAGCGTCCAGTTTTAGAGGTAAATGATGTAGCGCATTCTGCTGCTGTTGGTCGCGGTCCTAATGCAATTCAAAATGAAAAGACGTTAAAAAGTCACACTAATTATGTAAATAATCGTTCATGCAATGAGCAACCCGCAACTATTCGCAGTGGGTTTAGCTCTGCTATTGGTGCGGTTATTGCCCCTTTAATGGACGTATTAAAACCGTCTAGAAAGGAAGAATATGTATCTAATATTCGCGTGTATGGTAATATGGAGAGTAGCGTTCCTGCAAACTATGCATTAAATCCTTACGATACTCCCAATACAACAATTAAAGAGACAACTCTTTATCAACCAAATGCATACATTGGCAACCAAAAAGACGGAGCCTATACCGTTAGCGAACAGCAAGCAATTGAAAATCAAAGAGATACGACAACTTGTACCGATTATATGGGAACGGTTGGTGGAGGTGCTACTCGTCATGGATATACTTCATATGATTCAGCTTACATTGCCACGACAAACCAGACCAAGGAGAAGTTGTCTGTTGCGCGCACAAATCACGGAAACACGCAGATTTTCAACCAGAATACAAATATTTCAATTGCAAAGGTTGACGCGGATCGTAATAATAATAGAATGTGGGCTCCAGCTGCAACAACTCCAATTGGACCTAATAAGGAGACATATGGTAAAATAAATGTGCCTCAGTACTATAATCAATGCATTGGATGCGAGCGGATTGAACCAGATATTTTGAATGCATTTCGCGCAAATCCCTATACTCATAGTTTAACAAACTCTGTTTAAAAACTCTATTTAATAATTATTAACATAGTATAATTATTAAAAATAAATAATATTTAGATAAATTACATGAAAAGGTTTTTTAATAATATTAATACTGAATGCTTTATAATAAAAAAATTTGAAGTTAATATTCCAATAACAATTAAAAATTTAGATAAAATGTATTTATCTTGTTTAAAAAAAGAAAATTATGTTAATTTTTCTTTAAGAGATGATAATATGGAATTACAAAATTGGATTTTAGAAAAAGATGAATACAATGATGAAATTTTTTATATTAAAAATTGTTTTAAAAGATATAATGGCACACAATATTTGGGGTGTCCAAATCAAAATGGTCAAGTATTTTTATATACATCTAAAAATAAATATACCAAGTGGACTATTGCAAAAATAAAAGATGACATTTATAAAATAAATTATGCCGGAGAAAAATTCAACCTAAAAGAAGTATGTTTGGTAGTTGCAAGATATAAAGAGAATATTGATTGGGTTTTAGCATATAATGACATTGCTATAATTTATAATAAAGGCCCTTTAATAACCGGTTATAATGCAGGTTTTCCTTTTCAAAATGTAATAAATCTTGAAAATATTGGTAGAGAAGGACACACCTATTTACATCATATTATTGAAAATTATGAAAATTTAAATTCAAGAACAATTTTTGTACAAGGAAGTCCATTTATACACAATAAAACTATTTTATTTGGTATTGATAACTATGAAAAAAATTTAGATGTCCAGCCATTAGGGGCAACTTATTTACCAAATTGTCCTTCAAAATGGTATGCAAATAATTATAAAAAAACTACAGATTATGGATTAAACTATTGCATATTTTTAATGAATCAAAATATGGAATATTTTAATTATTTTGATAATGGAGTTAAAGAGTTAAATTACAAATATAAAAAGTTATTTCCAAATTCTAAATCACTAGTTGAAAATTTTTTACAAAGAAGTAGTTATGAAGTTATAAAAAATGTTAATGTTATAAGACTTGTATTATGTGGGCTGTTTTCAGTAACAGATAATAAAATTAAAAAACATGATGTAAAAATTTATCAAGAATTAATAAAAGAACTAACTAGTTTTAATCCTCAAGGAGGTGAAAATGGATACATTTTAGAAAAATTGTGGTTGTATATTTTTGAAGATAATGATATACAATCTACTTTAGACTTGGATAAAGAACAAAATTAACTTGATATGTTTACCATATATTATATTTTACATATTTGAAGATGAAAATCTACATATTGCAATATGTTTTAATCATCTGTGCAAATATTTTTATCAATTTCCACGTGTTTGGCAATTGATGAAATAACCTTATTAATACGTTTTTCTTCTTCTTCCTTGGTACTTCCACCGGTGGATTTAAGAACAATGTTCAAGTATTGATCATTCTTCTTAGAATCATAGTTTTGCGAATCTGGGTTGGCTTCTATCCAATTTACAATTTGATTGACATTCTTATTGGCAATCTTCCTTACCGCTTTTCTAACACGTTCTTTTTCTTGATCCTTTTCCCAAACATCCTTGTCTCTTACATACAATTTTTCACGTTTTGTATCTGTACAATGAATGGGTCTTTTGCTGAACTCCAGCTGTTTTAATCCCTTTATAAAAATTTGTGATATGCTTTCTTCATAACCCAATTTACCCGTATCTTCCAAATCTTTCAATGTCAATTGCAATGAGTCTACAAAATCAGTTAAATTCATTGCATCTTTACAAGTTTCATTCAAGAATAGATTTAGGTTGAAGCTATTATTCATGGTGTTTTTACTATTATTAATATTTGTTATGCTAGAAGGTTTCTTGGCAAATTCTAGCAATTGCTTATTCTGTTCGATGATGAGTTCCTTGAATTCTTTGTTTTCCATCACAATGGATTGGTTTTGTTTAATAATTTCAACCATCATTGATTGGTTTAATGGTAAATTTTCGAATTGGTCTTTTTCTTTTTCTTTTTCTTTTTCTAGAGATTGCATGCATTTCTTTTTGTGTCTCCATAATCCAGCACGATCCTTGTATTCTTTATCACAATTTTCACATGAATAAATTTTTGCTGCTACATTGTAGCAAAAATCGTTGTTTTTCGTTGTTTTTATATGTTTTGCAGTCAACAAATGTTTATCCATATTACATTTCCTTATGGTTGTATAGTCACAAGGTTTGCAACAAAATATATTGCTACTTTTTTCTACAAAAAAGTTGTCAATTGTTGTCATATATTAACAACAGAAAAAGTAGCTAAATGGTTTTTTAAAAAAATAATTTTTAAAAAAAAATTTTTCAATCACAAAATTTTTAATAGAAAAATAAAAATTAGAGCATTATGTTCACATCTCATTTTTTTGCAAAAAACCTGAAAAGTAAAATAACTTTTCGAAAATGGACAAAAATAAATGTCCAAAATCCCTTTGGCGAAATTAGTTTTGGAATTTCAAAAAACCTTGCATTTACCTAGACAATGTAGGAAGAGTTTTTAAAAATTATTTTTAGATTTCTCCTACATCATGTAGGCAAATGGGTATTTCTTTAAACCACATTGGCCATTTATTCTTTTGCAGCAGCTCTCTATAAAAATATTATACGTTCTATTTGAATATAAAAATACGTTGGTAATAATAGATAATCTATATAAAATGTTGCCAATTCATTTAAAGATAAAAGAAAAACTAAAATATTTTTACGAGATGCACAAAATACCTCATATTATTTTTCATGGCAATAGTGGTTCTGGAAAAAGAACTATTGTAAATGAGTTTATTAATATGATATACGATAATAATCGTGAAAAAATAAAATCCTTTGTAATGCATGTGAATTGTGCGCATGGAAAAGGAATAAAATTTATTAGAGAAGAGTTGAAATTCTTTGCAAAGACTAATATTAATTCTAATGGGGGCGACATTTTTAAAAGCATTGTGCTGTTAAATGCCGATAAACTGACAATGGATGCCCAATCAGCTTTAAGAAGATGTATTGAACTTTTTAGCCATACTACAAGATTTTTCATAATTGTGGAAGACAAGTACAAACTTTTAAAACCAATTTTGTCGCGCTTCTGCGAGATCTATGTACCTGAACCAGAATATAATGGCACTCAAATTAATCTTTACAAGCACAATATTGGAGAGACATTTAAATTGAAAGATGTTAAAAAAAAGAGAATAGATGGATTAAAAAAAGAGTTGAATAAAATAGATGCAAAGACATGTGTGACACCTACGCTGTTAACATTATCAGTACAACTTTACGAAAAAGGATATAACGCGCTTGACCTAATTCAAATCATGGAGGAAAGTGACAATTTTTTTAAAATTACAGAGGAGAAAAAATATGAATTGCTCATAGCCTTTAACAAGGTGCGCAAGGAATTTAGAAATGAAAAATTGATAATGTTATTTATCTTGAATTTTGTATTTATAAGTTTAAATAGTAGTTTAGAAAATATTTCATTTATGTAAATGGATGACTTTAACGTGTCAAGTTTGCATGAGTCAAAAAATGAATGGGGTGCTCGTTTGCTGACCATTTTAACACCACTTGTAGTTGAAGGCTTTAGATCTATTTTTGAAGAAGCAGTCAAATTGTGCCGTGACAATGACGAAATGGACAAGTATTTGATGACCTTTCAAAACTTTATTACTAGGATTCCTAAGTGGAATCCCAATATTATTGAGCAAGAAAAGACACGCATTATTGAGAAAAGTGCGTGTGTATATTTAGAAGAGTTGGTTACATGTGTACATATTATTCAGTTAAAGTTGTTGACTGCTATGAGAACAGGTCAAAAGCAAAAGAAGATTGATATTGATATTCCCAAGTTGAATGATTTTATTCACAAGATCTACATTAATGTGGCAAGAAAGCTATACAAGAATGTGTATTTATTTGAGCTAGGTATTTCACCTTTGCAAATCCAAAAGCACAATAGGGAGATGGAATTAATTATTCAAGAGTGCATTTTAAATACTGTGCGCGAGACGATCCCCATTGAAGGTATTTTACGGGCTTATTTGGACGAGTCTGTAGAGGAAGAAGTAATAGAGGATGTTAAGGAGCAGATTATTCAAGAGCCCGTTACTATTCCAAATCCCGCTCTAGAAGAAACTGAGAGATTGATTGATCAACAAAGCGGTCTTACTAAGGAACTTGGTTCCTCTTACAACCAAGAACCAGGACAATCCTTGTCATTTAACAATGTGGACATGGTTCGCGATTCAAATAACAATGAGGAATTTGTGGAGGCTCCTAAGGATATTGAAAGGTTAAATGAGATTAGCGAATTGAGAAACATTCAGCGCAAGTTGGAGACTGACGAGGAAGATGAAAATCCAAGGTTAAGAATTTTGGAGGAAGATGCTCCATTAAGCAGTTTAGATGTTCATGTTATTGACCCTCCCAGGTTAGAGTTGTTGCCAGATTTGCTTATAGATGATATTGAGGTTTTAGCATAAATCCATGCCTAAAAGTTAAATCTTTGTGCTTTGTGCGTTATACTATTAAGAAGAAACTAATAGTATAATGTAATGGAAAATGTATTTTTTGTAGCAGGCTTTATCTCAGCCGTTTATTTTATCGTCAAGTTTATTGAGATGCGCTTTGTTGAAAAGGAGAGCAAGCCATTAAAGCTTTTGATTCGCGATTCCTTATTGGTCTACTTTAGCGTGATCTTTGGAAATTTTATTCTTGATCAATTGAAGCCTATGATTCAAGATGCCGAGGTGGGAACAACAGCTCCAGCAGTGTTTACGGGCGATCCTGCTTTTTAAAAGCTAGCAAAAGATTTATAAAAAAAATGATACTATAAACAGGTTAAAATAACTAGATTATAGTATAATAAAAAATGCCGCATTGCTGCTGCATATGCAATAAAGCCACAACTGATCCACTCATTCCTTTAAGTTGTTTTATAAAGTATTTAAATCGCGGCCATAAAGTGTGCCAATCATGTTGGTGGGATCCTGTTATTGGGTTTGCTCTTGAAAGTACGTGTCATGCTTGTCCAGGATGTGAAAAAAAGATTGATCTACCTTTTGCAAAGATGGATCCAACTATTGTTGATCTTACTACGGATGAATAACATTGTTAGTGTTTTCTGGGCTTTTTTTTAGTAGTTTTACGTTTGTTTTTTAATTTGCGGGTTTTGGATTTCTTTGTCAATTTGCGTTTTATAGTCTTTCTCTTTGGCTTTTTTCTTCCTCCAAAATCTGCTTCTTCTTCTGCAGATCCACCTCCTGCTTTTAATACTGGTTCTTCTTCTCCCAACTCGCGTAACATTTCCTGGTATTTAGCGATTGATTCATTCCATCCGTCAATTTTCTCTGAATCAGGTTCATTTTTTACAGATTCTGATAATAGTTCTATTAATTGCTCTAAATTGCGCTTTAATTTATTTTGTGCAAACTGTATGCTAGCCATCTGTGAGGGATCTTCTGGTAAGAGTTCTTTGCATAATTCTATGTATTCTTCATTTAATTCAATTAGGTCTTCAAGATATAATTTACTTTTTTTAGAGAAATCTTCGGGTGTATACTCATAGTCTGCCGATGGATCTTTATCAAAATACGTTCCTTTAACAATTTCTAATAGTCTTTTAAATTCTTCTAATGAGTTTGTTCCTTTTCTTGTTAGAACAGATCTTTTTACTAATTTGCGGATTTCTCTTTTAAAATAAACAATAGCATCTGCTCTCTCCTGTCGCAACCTATCCAATTGTTCTTGGGTGAATAATACAGTGGTGGTCTTACCGGTCTCTTCATCTCTAACCATCTCATGAACTGGAAATGGATGCAACATAACTCTTCTACGTTCTGGAGAATCTGTACCAATTGAAGCTCCTCCTGGATAGGTTTCTTCCCTATATTGATTAGCCAATGCAACCTCTTGGGAAGATTGAAACGGGTCTAAAAATTGGGAATTCTGTGATTGCACTCTATCCATTCCCATGGGTAGTTTGGTTTTAGATCTAAAAGCTGATTTTTTTGGAGTTATTTCTTCAACTAATTCTTTTTCAGGTTTGCCTTTATATCCAACTTTTCTATTATCTTCCATAAAAAATATAAGTTATATTATACGTATATTTTTTTACAAACTCAATATAAAACAAATTTAATAACTCCAACAAACAACCCATTCAAGAAAATAACTACTATCTGTATTTGTTGTCCATTTAAGAAACTCTTTAAACTCATCATGATTACTCTTTGTCCAGTTGTAACATTCAAATTCTTTCTTTAAATTGTATAAAGTCCAATCGGGATAATGTTCTAAAAATTCTTCACAAGTAACTTGTTGTACAAAATTATTAAAATTAATAAAATGTTCAACATATAATACAAAATGGTCCCCTTGCTGCTCTAAATACTTGCAAAATTTTTCAGGAACAACATGCTCTTCTGGATTAAATGGAATGTGCACTAAGTCGCCATCTTTTGCACCATAAATAAATGGCGCACCAGTTACAGAATCAATATTCAACAAAAGTTTAACGCGTAGATGAAATCCCATAGTGCAAGACGACTACTGTTTTTAAAATTGAAAATTATTACTCAATTTTAAAAATAAAGAAACAAACCATAACCGTGCATTTATGTGTAAGAAGGAATATCATCAATATTCATCACTTTGTCATTTTTCCCCAACTTGGACTTGTCCACAATAAACTTCTTAAATACTGCTCTTTCTAATTGTGCCTGAGGAGTATGTTTGTGAACGCATCGTGCAATCATCTTGTACAACTTAAATCCAGGATAGCGCTCAACTCCAGTATTCTTATACAAAACATTAATACCATTATCATCTGTGCACCAATCAACAATCAATTTAACAATAGGGCTACAAGAATTAATGTCTTTGATTTCATCTACATCTTCAACCAAAAAGTCAAAAATAGAACATGCTAAACGACATAAATCAAAACTATAATTAGTCTCAAGTCTGGGTTTCTTCTCATTAAAATATGGTTCCGTGTTATATTGTGTTGATGCATCTCCATTAGGGTGAAAACTGTCGCTGAAAAACAGTTGTCCGTTGAACTTATACGCACCTCTACCAAAGTCAATAATCTTGAAAATTCTTCCAAAGGTTGGCACCTTGTAATATTTTTTCTTATAGCAATAATATAGGTACTTTTTTTCAGTAGTATTGTACATTACATTATTTGTATGAAGATCATTATGTGTAAATGAAAATGCCTTTTGATATGTGATTAACATCATTACAATTTGGATGAGCGCGGAAAACCATTCATCCTGCGACAATTCATTTTCCATAAGTAAGCTATCCATGGTATTCTCACAATATTCCATGCAAATTACTTGAACCGGAAATTTGGGAATGGTAACATAGACATTTTCTTCTTTGCATGAGGAAGAACCCTCATCTTCATCATCATCTGTTTCCTCATCATTGTCCTCTTTGCCATTTTCTCGTTCTATATCAACAATATTGAGATCATAATCCTCTGCACCACATGCACCACATCCTTCTTCATCTTCATCGTCTTCACTACCTGAAGAAATTTCATCATTAGAATTTGTGTGAGATGTTCTAGATGAGCAAGTTGATCCAGAACTCGTACTAGATTTAATAGTTGTTATAGACTTGTGGGTATTTTCGTTTGAAGTGCGAGAATCCTTGTCTTTTTCTTCCGCCTCCATATTTTCACTGGGAAGAGAAATGTCCACTACTTCTAAAGACAATGTGTGTTCTTTAAGATTTGCAAGGGTTAATGCCGATACATCCGGTGCCTTTTTTTCAGTATCAATTCTTTCACTATTATTCAAGTCCTCAATACTAAAAATGTTTTCAAATATGTCATTGTTTATAGACTTGGCAGAAATATTAGAATGACAAGTATTATTTCCATGAATTTTAATAGGTTTTAAATGAACTTTATCATCTTCAATTAAATGGTCATATTCTTCTATTTGAAATAGAATATTTTTTGATTTATTAAAAAACTCCGATTTAACAAGGTATTCAAGATCATCTAATACATCTACAGTAAAATTATTTTTATGAGCTAAAAAAGATCCATAGTAGTCAACTCCATGCGCAAACCCATGTTCATGCAAAAGCTTGCTTGTTAAGAAAGAAAAGAAACCGTCTACATATGCAGAATTATTTTCTCCTAGAATTTTTGGATTTACTGAAGCATTGTGGTCATTTGAAATGGAAGGGAGAGAAAATAGGTTTTCATCATTTACATTGTATTTTCCAACCATAAATTTAAATGGATCCAAAAGAGGTGCCATTTTAAAAAATACTGGCTTCTTCTTTGATGGGTTTTGAAGAGAATCAATGCTTTTTAAACTGCAGTCAAATAGATTCTTATTATCTTCAATATTTGCATGCAAATCGTTTATATACCATTTGTTATTAAGATTAATTGCGTTAAAATTACTTTCATTCAAGGAAAAAAACTTTTTGTAAATAGGAATGTAGTTTTGAGCATTTGACAAGTTGATAGCTTCATTTTTTTCAAAAGAACTAAATAGTTCCAGATTCTTTCTTTTTTGATAATCTAGCTTAATCATCATTAGCTAAATAGAATATTAATTAAATTGCATTTTAACTTATTCTAAATAAAATGCATAAACATTTGAATTATTTAGAGGAATAAAGAATGCGCAATATTTACAATGATAACAAGATTTACAATATAATATTAAATTTACCACTTGTGCTGAATATTATAAGAGAATGGAAACAGGTTTATTGTATTTAATTTTGCGTAATTGTATTTATTTATTTTTCTGCATAAAGTAGAGAAATATGACATTGGAATTAAAAAAGTTTGACATGAAAAGCATTAGTTTCAAACCAAATGAGGCAAAGGGTCCAGTCGTCGTTCTCATTGGACGTCGTGATACTGGTAAATCTTTCTTGGTTAGAGATCTGCTTTATTACCATCAAGATATTCCAATTGGAACTGTTGTTGCAGGAACAGAAGAAGGTAACGGATTTTACGGAAAATTAGTGCCCAAATTATTTATCCACAATGAGTATAATACTGCAATTGTGGAGAATATTCTCAAGAGGCAACGACAGGTGTTAAAACAGGTTAAAAAGGAAATGGAGACTTTTAAAAGGAGCACAATTGATCCGCGCGCATTTGTTATTCTTGATGACTGCCTTTATGATAACACGTGGGCTAGGGATAAAATGATGCGTCTCCTTTTTATGAACGGACGCCATTGGAAGATTATGTTGATCATCACAATGCAATATCCTCTTGGTATTCCTCCCACGCTGAGAACCAATATAGATTATGTTTTTATTTTGAGAGAACCATATATTGCAAATAGAAAGCGTATTTATGAGAATTATGCAGGTATGTTCCCAACATTTGAGTCTTTTTGTCAAGTAATGGATCAATGCACGGAAAATTATGAGTGCTTGGTAATTAACAACAATGCGAAATCCAACAAGTTGCAGGATCAGGTGTTTTGGTACAAGGCTGACTCACATAATGACTTTAAATTGGGGTCAAAAGAGTTCTGGGAACTCAGCAAGGATATAAACTCAGATGAAGAAGATGAAAAGTACGATCCAAATAACACTAAGAAACGAGGCCAAGGGCCAAAAATTAGCGTTAAAAAGAGCAAGTGGTAGAACCGCTTTCATAAAGCCGATTTTAATATAAATAAGCACTTTAAATTATTTAAAGAGAATCCTCCTACATAGAATATAAAGATGCAACAGTTAGATATCATTGAACTTATAGAGAAAAATCCCATTTCTAAACTATCAAATGCATACAATAACAAGTTATTGACAAAAATTCAAGAAAATTTTACTGGTTTTGAACAACAATTGTTTGTAAGTAGCTTTTATTGTTACCTGAACTATGATAAAACACTTGATTTTGTAGTTGATTTGGATAATGTATGGAAATGGTTAGGGTTTCAACAAAAATATCATGCAAAAAGAATGTTAGAGAAACATTTTAACATTGATATTGATTACAAAAATCTTGCTTCTCAAGTTGGAGAAGCAAGTTCAAATGAAGAAAAAACCGCTCCCGAACTTGCGGGAGCGGTTTTAAAAGATGAAAAAATTAATGGTGGTCAAAATAGACAAATTATAATGTTAACAATCAAGTGTTTCAAGTCACTCTGTTTAAAAGCTCAAACAAAAAAAGCAGCAGAAATTCATGATTATTACATGAAAATGGAAGAAGTTTTGCATAAAACAATTGAAGAAGAAACAGATGAACTTAGACTTCAATTAGAACAAAAAGAAAATATTATATTAGAAAAAGAAAATACAATTATACAATCTAAAAAAGAAAAACAAAAAGCTGTAGAACAAGCCATTGTATCACAATTTCCACTCAACACTGAATGCATCTATTTTGGAAAAATTAATAATACAAACGAAGCCAATGAAAAGCTTATCAAGTTTGGTCATACTAATGACCTTGCTACAAGAATTTCCTACCATCGCAAACAATACGACAATTTTATTTTAGTTGCTGCATTTAGAGTTCAAAACAAGGTTGAAATTGAGAATCTCATTAAAACTTATCCCAAAATTAAACGACATATTCGCACCATTGAAGTAAATGGTAAAAAGAAGACAGAAATTATTGCATATGATAGTACAAATTTTACTATTGAAAAACTTTCACAATATATAAAAGATGTTATTCATTCCAAGACATATAGCATTGACAACTTCAATCGCATTATGAAAGAAAACGAAGATCTGCAAGATAAAATGAGAGAACTAAACAAAATAGTTGAACAAAATAAGGAAATCATTACAAAGCAACAAGTAGAGATAAATGAAATGAAAGAAACTATTGAAAAACAAACTTCTCTTATTAATGTTACCAAACAAGAGACAATTTCAGTGTATCACAATGCAATTTTGCCAGAAGACGAATTTACATCCAAGTTTATTGAGTTTATTAATACCATGTGCATTGTGCGACCAGATGTAGAAGAATCTTCTACAAATATGGAAGGACAATTTCGTATCTGGTGTAAAACAAAACCCAAAAAGGAAGTTTTTCATGCACTCAAAAATTATTTAGACACGCGATTCAAACCAGCAAGAATTTCTAACCAAAACAAAAATCAAATTGTCCATGGTTATATTGGTGTAAAACTTAAGTCTATTGAATATAAAAAAAAACTTGCAAATAGTGATGTGGAGACGTTTTTGTTTCAAGTGTGCACGTTTTCTCCAAATGGTAAAATATTGAACTCAACTTTGCTAAATGAATATCAACGCTGGAAAAAGAGTGTAAATAAGGAGTGCAATGAAAATGATATGAAAGACCTGAAGGAATACTTGAATTCTTGTGAATATGCATTAAAAGCTGTTGTATGGACGGATTATGGATCAAATGAAGGATATTACGGATTATTATTAAAATGTGATGAATACAAACACAAAAATATGTCTTCTAATGGAAAAAAAGTAACTAAAATAGCAGTTTCAACAGGAGAAGTAATAGGAGCGTGGGATACTATTGCAAAGGCAGCTCAGGCTGAAAATATGTCCTCTACAAAAATGAGTATTATTATAAAAAATAAAAAAATAATTAATAATTACTATTATTGCGTTTAATATAAATATAAAAGAATCTCAATTTGCAAAAAAATTGAGATGCTTTAATAAAATATCTACAAATACAAAGAAGAGTCTTTGCACAAGTTTCAAACTAAATCAATCTAAACCAAAATCAATATATTTCAACAATGAGCGCAATTGTCAATAATGGTCACCATCTACCTATTAAGCTTGTTAATAAGATTCTTGGCTACATGTCAGGGCTAACAAGGGGCACAAGATTGCGGTTCAAGTTTGTCCTTGACAAGAAGACAAACACTTACAAGTGTAAGTGGTACGCCACAAGGGCGCTTGATAAATTCCTGTACTTGCATTCAAATCCGCACAAAAGACCCGCCAATGTTATCAAGCTTTATTTGCCAAATTCCGCCCAGGAGTGGAGGTACGAAAGAGATGAAACAAAAATAAAAGCGCAACTTATTGATGCTGTCTATATTAACTTTCCCAAAAAAATGGTAAAATATCCAGAAACTGCGCATGACTACGGCCTTGAACACGAAGTGCGTTACAAATATACGTATTTTCCCGACGGGAAAGGTGGCTACAATTGCGCGTGGGTAGTTAATGACAGCGATGAAGATGTAGATGATAACTATATGTGCATGTTTAGCAGAGGGAAACTTTTGTTAAACTGTCCAGAGGACCCTTCTGGTAAACATGAATATATAATTCCATCGTATGCATGCATTCATGAGTCTGCTTACTTTTCAGATTATCCATATACGACTATCTTGTATTTGAATAAGATGAATCGTAGTTCGGCTCACAATTTTAGAGGGTCGCATTATTATTACATTGATCCTGTTACAGGGGAGAAAAAAAATGATTCTTTGACACGCATGGACCAGTGGCTTCTTTTAGGAGAAGAATACAATGATTGCTTTTACCGAGATTATTAGCCACTTACAAATTTTATATATACGTATAAAGACTATATACAAAATTTTTTCTTTACACCGATGAAGATTTAAATCCGCGCCCTACAGGCGCGTTTTAATTCATTTATAGGTAACGTTGCCATTGAAGACTGAACCGCCTTTGGCGGTTTATAATCTTCAAGGGTGTAAACTACTACATATTTTAATCATTCTTTTTAGTAGCAAAAGGTCCACTAATAAGCTCACTTTGACCATTGTCAGTCTTGCCCATAACAATATTTTCTCCCTCAAACAATTCCTTGCGAATATCTGCAGCAGAAATAGTGTCCTGTGAATTGAAGACATTCTCTTGCGTGTTCAAGTTATTAATGCCCACTAAGTTACCGTCATTGTCAACTGTTTGCGTTAAAACGTTGCCACTCTTCT